ACAGCTCAGTCTTGTCAACGTGCTGACGCTCAATACGATCCAAGATGGGATACAAGCTCTGAGCTAGATCAGAGCGAGCCTCACCAAACCTGTAGTCACCCAAAACCTCTTCAGCATATTCAGGGGTGTAGGCACCGGTCAGAAGGTCAACAGCACTACGCAGTGCCGTCATTTGTTCAAGAGTGATGTTCATTGTTGTTAGTTGTGCCAGTGTTTGATGACACCAGCGATGATGAAGGCGTTTGTTGTGATGTAGAACAGCTCGAGGGCGATACGCTCTCTATTGCTCATTGAGATCCATCACGACATCGGAGCATAGCTTCTCGATGGCCGTCATGTACCCATCCCAGAAGTCTCGTTCTGAGTCTCGAAAGGAACTTTTGTACTCAGTACGAGCGTAGTCATACTCCTCAATGATCAGGTCTGTGGGAATACACAGAGTCTCATCAATTTCATTGATCATTGTTGGGTGGCCAGAACTCAGGTTCAGAGTGTAGGTAGAAATGCTCGGGATCAAAGAAGTCATCATCAGTTGCATCAGCATCTGTGACAATTCTTTGTTGATCCTCTTTAGAGATCTTTTGAACGGTCATTAACGGGTCCTTTAGGAACAACAAAAGAACAACCCTCTAAGAACTCTTTAATAAAGAACTTTAAAAGGGTAGTGAAGTTGGTCGTTGAGTTGGTCGTTAAGAACCACTTTATTAGCTGTCACAAGGTGGTATGCCCTTGGTAAGAACCTCACTACCTTCTGAGGGGTTACCTCTGGTTTCAACCAAATGCAGATCACTGGTTCAATTGTTGGCTGGGTCAACAGCTTTTATGAGACGCCCACCTATGCCGGTGAGCCCGTTGATTACCGTCTCAAGGTTCGCGTAGAAGACGCAAGTGAGATCATCGATGAGCTCTCAAAGGAGTACGACAAGGCTTGCGATTGGTATCGCTCTGAGACTGGCAAGAAAAGCTTCTTTGATGCTCCCTTTGAAATGAACGCTGATGGCTCAGCTGACATCAAGATGTGCGCCAAGCTCACTTACGGTGAGTTCCCGTTCCCAGCAGTAGACAGCGAGCTTCAACCCCTTGCTGAGGATCTAGTGCTGTGTGAGGGCACCAAAGTCATCGTGTCTGTTGAACCGATGTTCCACCCTCGTAAGTCCACTCGTGGTGGTCTTCGGTTGTGCCCCAAAGCTGTCCAAGTTGTAGAAGCTGTGACTCGCACTGGCCGAGACAGTGGTCCTGTTGATGTGACTGCTGTGTTCAGTAAACAGGTTGGGTTCAAGCAATCCAAACCAAATTTGAAAGAACTTGCTACTATCACGTCCGAAGATCCCGACTTCTGATGTAATGGCCAAGCGATTCCACAAATACGGCAAACGCCAACCTGACGGGTTTCGCTCTGGCTTTGAAGGCAAGGTCGCTGATGACCTCACGAACAACGGGGTGTATTGGGAGTACGAGCAACGCAAGTACAACCTCGTGATTCCACGGAGCTACACCCCGGACTTTGTTCTCGGTAACGGGGTTGTTCTTGAGGTCAAAGGTTATTTCGATCAGGAGGACCGACGCCTGATCAAGCTGTTCAAAGAGCAGCACTCTGATGTGGACATCCGAATGGTCCTGCAAAAACCACATCAGAAACTCACCAAAAGTGGGAAAAGCTCCTACGCCGATTGGTGTGACCGTTACAACGTGCCCTGGTGTCAGGGTCCTGAGATCCCAAAAGACTGGACTGTGCTGTAGTCTGTCTTCGTGTTGTTTCTTGTTGCAACACGGGTCGAAGGAACACTGACCTCCAGGGCTTGAAACCACCTGGGGGTCTTTTTATGTCTCGCGTTGTTGGCAGGTTGAGCTGCCCACGCTGTGGATCACGGGACAACGTTGCTCAGTACGACGACGGGGGTCAGCACTGCTTTACCCCTGGTTGCGGCTACCACCTCTCCACTTCCTTCACCATGCCCACCAATGAAGTACAAGCCACTCAAGAGATCGATCCGATCCTTGGTTCCTACAAAGCAATTCCAAGCCGCAAGATACCTGAGGAAACTTGCAGGTCCTTTGGCTATTTCCAAGGCGTCTACGGCGACAGCAAGGCGTACTACTGGCCTATCTACGACAAGGAGCGTCGGCTCACGGGGTACAAGATTCGTAAACCGAACAAACAGTTTGTTCAGCACGGCTCCAACCCTGACAATACTTTCCTGGGTCAAGAGAAGTGGAGCGGGGGTGGAAAACTGCTCGTTGTGTTTGAGGGTGAATACGATTGCCTATCCTATGCAGCAGTCAGAAAGACCTGGCCGTGCGTGTCACTACCGAATGGTGCTGACTCTGCGGACAAGTGCATCCGATCTAATCTTGATTGGCTTCTAAAGTTTGAAGAGGTCATCCTGTGCTTTGACGCAGATGACCACGGTCAGAAAGCCGCCCAGAAGGCCGTACAACTGCTTCCTCCCCGTCGAGGGAAGATAGGCACCATCCAGGGCTATAAAGACGCCAACGAGGCGCTTGTAGCGGGCGATAGCAAAGCCATCATGACGATGGTGTGGACAGCCACGGAGTATGAGCCCGATGGCATTGTCAGTGGCTCCAAGCTGCTGGAGATGGTGCTTGAGGATCCAAAGGTTGAGAGTGCTGAGTACCCGTACAGTTTCCTAAACGAAAAGCTTCATGGTCTTAGGAAAGGTGAGCTCGTTACTATCACAGCTGGCACGGGCATTGGAAAGAGCACTTTCGTCGCTGAGACGGCGTATGACCTCCTCGTCCGGCAGAAAGAGACGGTGGGTTATGTCGCTCTTGAGGAGAACATTCGACGAACTGCTCGCCGTTTTGTTGGTATGGAGCTTAATTACCCTGTCCACATCGATCGCAGCATTTACACCGATGAGCAGATCTCAACCGCTTTTGAGTCAACTCTTGGAACGGGCAGGCTATTCCTTTACGACCATTTTGGCTCTCTCGACCCTACCGTTCTGCTTAACCGTATACGTCATTTGGTTACTGGTTGCGGGTGCAACTGGATCGTATTTGATCACCTATCGATTCTTGTCTCAGGTTTGGACCAAGGTGATGAACGAAAGGCCATCGACCAAACTATGACGAAACTCCGTAGTTTTGTTGAAGAAACAGGGTGTGGGATGCTTTTGGTGTCACACTTACGCCGCCCTGTAGGCGACAAAGGTCATGAAAACGGCGCTCAAACAAGTCTTTCTCAGCTTCGCGGTAGTCACAGCATTAGCCAGCTTAGTGACATCTGCATCGGTCTTGAACGAGATCAACAAGCTGAAGACAACAGTGGAACAACTGTCCGCGTTCTCAAAAACCGATTTACCGGTTGGTGCGGCGTTGCCGGGACTGTGAATTACGACGAAAAGACCGGCAGAATGTTGGAGCAAAAAAGAAGCAGCTCTACAAATAAGTCTGCCGATTTCGATGATTCTTTTGAAACCGACTTTTGACGTTCACCTCAAAGAAATGAATCCCCTCAAGGTCACGGCTCTTGCTGTGACTGAGAAGGGGAAGAGGTACCTCCAGTCCTTCTTCAAGTCCAATGACCCCTGCAATCAGCTCGAGTACAGCCGACTCGAAGATCTCCTTGACTTCTGCTACAGCAGGTGCCTCCAAGTCCACATTGATCCTGACGTTCGACGTGGAGACGAACGCCCTGAACCCCAGGGAAGTGACTACGATTCACTGCTGTGCAATCCACTCAAAGACCCAGACGCAGCTGCATAAGAACCCCAAGGAGTGGCTAAGCCTCCTTGAGAACGCTGATGTACTGGTGGGTCACAACATCATCCAGTACGATATTCCTGCTATTCAGCAGGTGTACCCAGACTTCAAGCCCAAGGGAAAGATCATCGACACGTTGATTTTGTGTCGGATGCTGTACCCGAACATCCTTGATACTGACTTCAAGAAGAAGTGGGAGGGGATGCCTATTCAGTTGTACGGCAGGCACAGCCTTGAGGCTTATGGCTTTCGTTTGGGTCACACCAAACGTCACGCTGACATGACGGACTTCAGCAAGCTCACCCCTGAACTAGCTGAAAGATGCGTCTGCGATACGGAACTAAATGTTAAGCTTTGGACTCGGTTGCAACCCAAGGCCGAAAGCATCCCTTGTGCCGTAGACCTTGAGATGAGATTTGCAAGTCTCATCGCCCTGCAGGAAAGATCTGGCTTTGGCTTCAACGTTCAAGGGGCGTTGGAACTAGAAGCTGAGATCAATGGACAACTGAATACTCTCAACGAGCGTTTGAGACAACGGTTCCCGTTCGTTGACGGAGGGCTCTTCACCCCACGGCGTAATGACTCTTCTAGGGGTTATGTGGAAGGCGCAACAATGTGCCGTCTCAAAGAGTTGAATCCCAACTCACGAGACCACATCGCTTGGGTGTTACAGAACCAACTGTCTTGGCAGCCCACTGAGCTTACGGGTTCAGGTAAGCCCAAGGTTGACGAGACAGTTCTGTCGAAGATTCCTGGAGCTGAGGATTTCGTAGAGATTCTTACGCTGCAAAAGCGGCTGGGCCAACTGAGCACTGGTAACAATGCTTGGTTAAAACTCGTCGAGCGTGACAACAGGATTCACGGCAGTGTGATTACTGTTGGTTGCGCTACGGCTCGCTGCAGTCACGTCCACCCCAACACAGCCCAAGTTCCCGCAGTCAGGTCGGTCTTGGGTAAGGAGTGCCGGACTCTGTTTGAACCTGTCACCCTCGGGGGAGGGCGAAGCATCAAGCAGGTGGGCTGTGACCTCAGCGGGATCGAAGCTCGCTGCCTAGCGCATTACTTGTGGCCACTGGATGACGGGGCCTTTGCTGATGAGGTTCTCAACGGTGACATTCACACTGCAAACCAAAAGGCTGCTGGTCTTGAGTCAAGAGACCAGGCGAAAACTTTCTTCTACGCCTTGATGTATGGAGCGGGCGCTGAAAAGCTCTCCATTATCACTGGTCAAGACGGTAAAAAGCTGAAGCGGAAATACTTCAAAAATATGCCTGCTCTGGCAATGCTCACCAAGATGGTGACTGAGAAGGCAGAGACGCAGGGCTACATCAAAGCTTTAGATGGTCGAAAAATCTACATCAGATCGCCGCATAGTTCTTTGAATTTCCTTTTACAATCAGCAGGCGCTCTCGTTAGCAAGGTTTGGTACAACACTTGTTACGACGAGCTCACCAACGCTGGTTTGATCTATGGCAGGGACTGGACGTTCCTTGCTCACGTCCATGACGAAATCCAATTCTCAGTCCTCGAGCAACACGCCGAACGAGTCGGAGAACTTGCAGTTCGATCTGCTGCCTTGGCAGGAGACGCGCTTGGATTTCGTATTGAGGTCGGTGCTGAGTTCAAAGTCGGAAACAACTGGGCAGATTGCCACTAAGACTTGTAAGACTTGCAAAGAAACAAAACCTGTTGAGGAGTTCTACTCTTGCGGTACTTGGCGGCGGCCTGAGTGCATTGAGTGCAACAAGGAGCACCAACGAAAGACGTACAAACTGCGTAAGCAGTACAAAGCGCCTGAGCTAGGAACTCCTTGCGAGTGCTGCGGTCGTACTGATCAAAAGTTGTGCTGGGATCACTGCCACATAACAGAGGAGCATCGTGGCTGGATTTGCAGTAATTGCAATCAAGCGATAGGAAAACTTGGGGACGATATTGAAGGCGTCCTAAAGGCTGTGGACTATTTAGCCAGCTTCCATAACCTAGGTCTGAACCAAGAAACCAACGATGACTTGGCTACTGCTTGATGCAGATATGCTGCTGTTTCAAGCAGTTGTTTCTGCCGAAGTTGAGATTGAATGGTGTCCTGACATCATCACTACTCACCTTCCCCTCAAAGAGGTTCGGTACATTTTTACTGAACTGATTGAGTCCAAGAAGCGCCAAGCAAAGGCAGACAAAATCTGCTGCTGCTGGACTTCTAACAGCAACTTTCGCAAGGAGGTCGAACCCAGCTACAAGGCAAACCGAAACAAACTGGACCGTCGGAAACCTGTTGGGTTCAAAGCCGCAAGGCAATGGGCAGAGGCAGCTTTCCCTTCGGAGTGTTGGTACAACCTCGAGGCTGATGATGTTCTTGGCATCCTCGGGACTCGCAACCAACAACGAACCGTCATTTGGAGTGGTGACAAGGATCTCAAACAGATCCCTGGTTTGCACCTAACCAACGACGGTGAGCTCATCACCATCAATCAACTTCAAGCTGATGCCTATTTCTATCGTCAGATTCTTACCGGCGATTCCACTGACGGCTATCCTGGTTGCCCTGGGGTTGGCCCAAAGACAGCGGAAAAGCTCATCCCAGAAGAGGGATTTACAGAAACCTCCGCATGGGGAACTGTAATTGAGCAGTACAAGAAGAAAGGTTTAGGAGCTGACTACGCCCTAACCCAAGCACGTCTTGCCCGCATCCTCCGCGAAACTGAGTACACCTTTGATGAAATTCAACTATGGACACCTCCTACGATCCAATACGACCAAGCCACTACGCCTTCGACGAAGGAGTAATTGAGTGCATCGATTACATCGAGTCACACGCCTTTGATTTTGTCGAGGGCAACGTCATAAAGTATGTGACCCGGTACCAACACAAGAACGGTACTGAAGATCTCAAGAAAGCTCGGTGGTACTTGGACCGTCTCATCGAACGATCTGAAAAGTGGGATCAATATTGCCACAAACGTTTCTCCTACAACCTTGTCGTCGATGAACTCGAACGCGAAGAAAGTGAAAAGCTGGATGCAAAAAGCGGACCAGCTAACCAATCCTGATACGGAGCGTCAGCTAACGTATGTGGAGGAAGAGTTCTACGAGCTGCTCTACGCAGTAACGAACGAGCCTCGTGAACAAGTTTTAAAAGAAGCTTGTGACCTCTTGTGGGTTACCTACGGGTACCTCCATACTCTTGGCGTCGATCCTGATGAAGCGTTCGACCGCATCTCTGTCTCTAACTGGTCCAAGTTTCCCTTCACCAAGGTGGATGGAAAAGTTCAGAAAGGCCCCAACTACAAACGCGCAAACCTTACCGACCTATGAACATCGAGAACCTGAATCCCGCCGTTGCAATGACCGGGCGGGTCGAAAGTTGGGTGAAGAACCCTACTCGCCGGTACCCGATTTCGTGTACGGTGTTTGTCGTTGAAGACACAATGGACGAGCACCCTGATGGTTTGGAGGGCAGCTGGCTCTTTGCATCTAAAGCTCTTCGCTATGGGGCAGGTGTTGCTGTCCACCTTTCTAAGCTTCGTCCGAAAGGTACCAAGAACGAGCACGGAATGGTTTCTTCAGGGCCGTGTGGCTTCATGGAGATCTACTCCAAATTCAATGAGATTCTCCGACGCGGCGGAACGTACCGTAATGGGGCAATCGTGGCTCATCTTGACGCAGATTCTCCTGACATCATTGAGTTTGTTAATTACGACCGTTCTCGTATTCCTTGGCTCAAGCGCTGTGTCAACGTTGATCCTGACATCATCAACTACCCCGACAAGCTGAAGGCAATCATGGACGCCGCCCGCAAGGGTGATGTATGGATCGTCAAGAAGCAATACGACAAGAACGGCGACCGGATTTACTCGAACGTTTGCCAGGAGATCCTGCTGAAGAGTCGTGACACCTGTTTGTTGAGTCACGTGAACTTGGGAATCACCGAGATCGGTGACATCCCCAAGGCGTTCCGTGACGGTATGCAGTTCCTTTGTGAGCTCTACAAAGAGACCGGTATTGAAGGCTCTGCAATCTACAGCCGCAAAGACAATCAAGTTGGTCTTGGTGTGCTGGGTCTTGCCAACCTGCTGGCTATTGAGGGTGTGACTTACCGGGAGCTTGTTACTGCTCTCCGTAACCGCAACCACGGCATTGCCACCATGGGGACCAAAGCTGGACAAATTGCACAAGCCCTCTGGCTGGGCTTCATGGAGGCCACAAAGGTGGCTGCTGATAACAATATGTCTCGAGCGTTTACTGTGGCCCCTACAGCCTCTTGTGCGTACCGCTACGTGGACCGTGAAGGGTTCACTACAGCCCCCGAAATCTCACCTCCGATTAGCCGCAAGGTAGATCGTGATAGTAGTACTCTTGGCGTCCAAAGCTACGAGTTCCATCCCAAGTGTGAGACCGCAGAAGAGGTCGGTTGGGATACATTTTTTGAGCTGAATTGTGAGTGGCAAAAACTCATGGACAGCACTGGAATGGCACACGCAATTTCTATGAATTGGTGGTCCGATATGACAACTATGGACCGCGAATTTATGTCACGATGGTTGAACTCCCCCTTGAAGAGTTTGTATTACTCTCTTCAAGTGATGTCCGATACGCAAGACAAAACAGACGCCTACGCAGCTATTAGCGACGTAGATGTTGATGCTTATCTTGCAGGCATCCTTGATGGGGATTTGGCACCTGATTGTAATTGCGCAGAATGATGAATCCGTATCAGAAATTGCTAGCACGGAAGCGGTCTTGGACCCCAGTTCAGACGACCGCCGGTAAATTAAAGGAAGGCGCGGAGGAAGTTGTCTACCGTGCCTTGGCACTTCGACAACTGGAGCTGCCCGTCGGGGAGTTTATCCGTGACGCTTTAAAGTCTGAGGTGCCGGAAACGGCTCGTGAACTTTTGCTCACCAACATTAAGGACGAGGAGAACCATGACCTTGCACTGGGATACGCAGCAAGTGCGCTCGGCACAGATAGCCAAGCAGAAGCGGAAGCGGCTCGCCTCCGAAAAGCTTGGGAAGATCATCCGGACCACACCGTACTCAAAGCACTGGTGGCTGAACGAAGCATATTCTTTGTTATCCTCCCCTTCTTCAGATTCAACGGTGACGCTGGACTGAGGACCATCTCTGCGGACATCAGCCGTGATGAACAAGTACACGTCGCCACCAATAGCTTGGTATGTCGTGAGCTTGGCCTCACTGTTTCTCCTAGTTTGGATC